ATGTTATTTTTTGCTGCTTCCATATCCAATCAATATGATATCTTCCGATATTCTTCGTTAACGAATTTATGCCTTCATTAATTTCGTCATCGCTCGTCCCTTTAACGTTTTGTTTATTTACAGGATTGCCATCTACTGTTTTCCATACCATTTCAGTTTTTCGAGCCAATTTATCAGTCATACTTCCGGAACCGTCAACTCTACTATTTGACTCGACGTCGTAACCGCGTCTGCGCAATTCATAAGAAACAACACATGATTGACAGTTTGAAGACCATTCATTTTCTATTTTCGGTTGAAAGTTCGGATTAGACTTGTGTCCATTGGCCTCCTTGTGAGTCATCGGGGCGCCCTGCTTAATATTCAGTGCGTCCTCCACAGAATGTACATTCTTAATCCATTCGACTTGCTGTCGCGAATCAAGCCCTCCAGGGACGTTGCTGCCAATCTCTGTTTCATGCTCTATGAACTTATCCACGGCCTTCTTTGCTCCAGGATAAGCACCGCTAATATAGGGATGGTTATCGGAGAAGAGTTTTCCATCCACCCCCGGATTATTCTCCAACCCATTCTGCGGTTCATCAGAGGGCGCAGCGTCCGGAACCTGAGTAACCGGTTCATCGGTAGACGAGAGCGAACACTTGCAGTTCCATCTATCGCCGGGACGATGGCTGCTCCAGAACGGATCGTTGATGGCACGGACCGTTCCCCAGAAGATACGATGGTCCGCTCCGGGGTGTGCACTGGTGCTCGGCATCCACTTCAAGTTGGGCAGCACGTCCTTCTCCCGCTCGAACTGTTGCCAGTCCGCCGCCTGATGGGCGCGAATCACCGCCGTGTCATACTCCGTCTGCAACCAGTGGCCCACCTGATGGCTGGCTATCGTTTGAACGTCGTTCGACCATTGTTCAAACGTCTTTAGTTTGCCGTTCGAATCGAGCAGCATGTGCGCCATGTCGTTCTGCATACGGTGCACCTTGAAGGCCGCGAACACGTCCGTGTTGTGCTGCAGCTGCTCATAGAACACCTCGTCAGCGTCCGGCATGTTCGGCTCGTCATAGCCCTTGGCCACCGCCTCGCGCAGCACCGTGCGCACCTGCTCCCACATCGGAGCGTCAATCTCCTGCTTCGGGTCGAGCTTCCCGTCGTACAGGCGGTGGAGGAAGTCCAGAATCAGTTGTTCGGTAAACCCGAACGCCTGGCTCACCTCCTCCGCCTTGGCCTGCAACGGCGTGATGGCGTCGCCCATGTAGTCTATATCGTCCTGGTCCGGCATTTCGGGGATGCCGTACAGTTCGTCCATCACCAGTCTAAAGCCCCGTCTCCGTCCTGCGGGGCGACTGCGAAAAAAGGCTGCGCGCGGTTCTGCGGGTTAAGGGCCGGCTGTCGCATCATCAGCGGACTGGCGGCAGCCCGTTCCTGCAACTCCTTCTTCAGCCGTTCGTATTCCTCCGGCTTGTCGATGCCCAGTTCCTCATAGAGGTAGTCATCGTCCATCGGCAGTTGGAAGACCGTCACCGCCTTCTCGAGGATGTTGACGCGGGCCGTTGTCTCGCTCGTGTTCTTCGGTTTGGCCACGGTGAACTTGCCGCCGCGGGTATGGATGCCCAGCGATTCGAAGATGTCCGTCATGTCGTAGTTGAGCACGTTGAGCACGAAGCGGAGGTCCTTCAGGAACAAGGCCTCCTCCACCTTGCTGTGGACGGTGCCCAGCGCCTGCGTGCCCGTCTCGCTGGCTTCGGTGGTCAGCGTGTTGCCCAGCACCGCCTTGCTGATTTCCGCGTTGCAGCGGTCCACGAAGCCGGAATAGAGGTCGTTGCTGCCCGTCTTGTTGCCCGACTCGATGAACTCCAGGTTCGTGCCCTGGGGGCAGAGGAACACGCTGCCACCGCCCTGCTCTTCGGCGTCGGCCATCGTGGCGGCACGCGCCTCGGCATCGGCCGCGTCGTAGGTGTACTTGCGCACCGGCATCCCGAAGAGTTCGGAGAACTGTGCCCAGTCCCCCATCGAGCCGCGCTTGTAGATGACGAGGGGCGTCGTGCGGGCCAGGATGCCCAGCGGGTCCTTGCTCCGGATCATCAGCAGGCCGTCGTACTCCTCGAAGCTTGTGCCCAAGATGTCCTCCTGGCGGTGCTTGATCAGGTTGCGCACGGGGTCGACATGCTTGCGCGGCACCATGTAGTAGTTGACCCATCCGTTCTTGTCGAGGTAGAACTGCACCAGGGTGAAGCCCCAGAAGATGGAGTCGAGGACGTCGTCGATGAATCCGAGGAACCAGGGGCTGTCAATCTGCTCCTTGACGGCCTCGTCCTCCTGCCCGTCGCGCACGAAGGTGAACGGCAGGTTCAGCACGCCCGCCTTGCGGTGCTCGATGGAGCCGGAGAGATGGGCGTCGATGAGGGTGTCGGTGTAGATGTCGTAGAGGCGGGAGCGGCGTGTGAAGTCCACGTCCTCCGCACTGTGGATGGCCTGCATGAAGTCCTGCAGGTCGATGTTGAACCGCTTCGGGGCGGTAAGCACAACGGTGCTGCCGGGGCGGAAGTTGCCGCCCTCGGTGATGCGTCCGCCGCCCTTGCGCGAAGTGCGGTTGGCGAACGAAGGTATGATATCGGTCAGTTTCATGTCCGTAGGTTTTTTTTAAAGATGGTTATGCCGTTTGGGGTTGCTGTGCATCAGCCACGGTGACTGCTGCTTCTGGGTGTCGAGGACGGGGGCGCCGTCCACGCTGACCTGCCGTTTGGCCACCTGCTTGAGCCATTCCACGGCCCGCTCGTAGCGGTCCACCCTCACCTGCGATATCTTCTGCGGATTATGGATGGAGAAGAGGTGGTAGACGGTGATGTCGATGGCCATCATCAGCACCAGCGGGTGGCGGTCGTCGCCCTCGGCGGAGAAGATGGCGTCCACGTCGTAACGCTCGCCCAGGTAGCTGCGCATCTCGGCAATGGCGCGGTCCTCGCAGATTTCCACGATGCTCTCGTCGCTGCGCGTCAGGCGGTCCAGTATCTCGGCATGGATGCTGGCGTCGTAGTCTTCCGGTTTGATAAACTTGCTCATAATCGTTTATGGTTGCGGTTCCGGTTGGGACGGAGCGTCACCACCGGTTCCAGTTGTTGCACTTTCCGTTTCAGTATTCTCAGTCCGCCCTCCACGCAGTCCGGTCCGTCGGCGGGGAACTTCAGGCGGAGCGTGAACAGCTTGAACTGGTCCTCGAGGCGTTTCATGTGCGGGTCGTCGCGCTCCGCCTCGTTCAGTATCAGGTTGCCCTCGCGGTTGAGGGGTTCCAGGTTGGCCTCGATACGGGTGGCCTTGTCGGTCTTCCGTTCCTCGTCCGGCGCGATGAAGAGCTGCACGCCGCGTTCCTTCCGGGCCTTGGCCACCAGCGGCTTGAAGACCTGCTGGAAGAAGGGGTCCTGCAGCTTGTTGTTCTCCATGTAGCAGTAGACCGTCGTCCGTCCGGCCACGTACTCCAGCAACTGCACGTACCAGTCGATGAAGTCGGCGTTCAGGCCGCGGTCCAGGCGGGCCTTGATGATGTAGAGCTTCGTCCCCATCATGCCCATGAGCATGCAGCTCTTGGTGGAGGAGTTCTTGGTGCGGTTCTCGCCCGGTGCGGGGTCACCGTAGATGACCAGGAAGCGGAACTTCGAGAGGGGCGGCACCTTGCCGTAAGTCAGCTCGCGGAACACCTCGCCCTCGGTGACGGGGTTGTTGAAGTACTCGGTCTGCTGCGAGGCCGCGCTGATCTTGCCCAGCATCTCGTCGATTTTCGCCTCGGTGTTCTTCTCGGGCCACGTGCTCACGCCGTTCCTGTCGCGGATGTTCACCACGTCCCAATGGTCCGCCATGTTCCCGGCCCTCACCACGCAGCAGTCGCGGGCGATGATGTTGCCGCAGAAGATGGTGAGCAGCGGAATGGCCGGGTCGCGCGTCGGATAGAGGGCGCGTTCCCACCATTCCCAGCGTTTCTGCACGGAGTCGGGGTTGCGCACCTCCTCGTCGTCGTCGAAGTCGTCCACCAGGATGACGTCCGGACGGATGGGGCCGTTTCGGCTGCCTCGGGGCGCGTTTCCGGCACCCACCCCGCGGAAGGCGCAGCCGCAGCGTGCCACGAACTCGTCCGCCGCCCAGCTGCCCGGCGTGGCCTGCGTGCCGTAGTACGCACGGATCAGCGCGTTCTCCTCGAAGGCCTTCTTGTAAGGCTCCAGCAGACGGGTGGCGCTGTCCTGCGTGGCGCTGGCCAGGATCACGTTCTTCTTGCGCCCCGTCAGGGCCAGGTACATCACGATGAACATCACCGTGGTACTCTTAGCCAGACTTCGCGCCCAGCTGAGCACCTCGAACCATTCGGCATGCTGCGTGCACCGGTGGATGGCGTTGCGGTGGAAGGGCGCGAACTCGTGCGCCGCATAGTCCGGGAAGAAGAACTTGATCCACGCCAGCGGGTCCTTCTCCAGGCGTTCCAGCTCGCGGGCAATCTCGGCCTGCGACACGTCCACCCTGGCGTCGACGCGCAGCCCCCGTTCGTAGAAGACCGCCCATTCCTTGAGCATGTCCTTGTCTCGCTGCGTCAGTTTCATAGGCAATCCTTGATGAAAGCGTCCCACAATTTCAGAAACTCCTTGCTCCGCTCCACGTCGAACGAGCGCAGCCAGGTGACGAACTTCATGCCCGTACTGATAATCTCGCCCACGCCCACGTCGGTCTCCAGTTTCTTGATGGCCGAACTGAGCTTGTTGATGGTGTCCGCCTCGGAGGGCGACGCGAAGCGCTTGTCCGGCTCCCGCTCGCTGATGGCGCGGTTGATCTCCATGATCTGCCGGTGGAGGTTGGATATCTGTTGCTCGCGGGTGAGCGTGATGCCCACCTTGCGCTCCTCCCACTTCTCGTCCTTCACCCAACGGGAGACGGTCTGGCGGGAGACGCCCACCTTGTCGGCTATCTCCTGCTGGGTGAGGTTGTCCTTCATGTAGAGCATCCCCGCCCATTCCTTCTTCTGCTGTAATGTCAAATCTTTCATGTCTCTGTCGCTTGTTTCGGGCAAAGTTCCGCACGAAGTTTGAATCCTGAAAGAAACCGCGTAACATTTACCCACAAATGCGGAACGATTGCATACATCTTGGAAACCGTTACACACTTTTTTGCACGGACCCGAAAACCGCACTAACTTCGCCGGAAAGAAACGAAAAAGCGATGAATGTTTTTAAATCCATACTTAACGATGACACCGCCTGTCTGCTGCTCTATGGCGAGGTGAGTGACGAGGGTGGCGACGGGAAGATTTCCAGCCGCGACTTTGTGAGTGAGCTGCTCTATCTGGATAACGCTTACTCCCGCATAGAGATACATATCAATTCGGTGGGCGGCGAGGTCTATCCCGGCATCGCCATCTTCAACGCCATCCGTGAGTGCAAGAGCGACGTCACCCTCTACGTGGACGGCATCGCGGCCAGCATCGCCGGCGTGATCACCCTCTGCGGACGCAAGGTGAAGATGAGCCAGTACGCCCGCATGATGCTGCACAGCGTGAGCTGCGGCTGCTTCGGCAACAAGAACGACCTGCGGGACGCCATCCAGACCATCGAGGGACTGGAGGACACCATCTCCAAGATCGTGAGCAAGCGGTGCGGCATCACTCCGGAAGAGGTGAAGGCCGCCTACTTCGACGGCAAGGACCATTGGATCACCGCCGAGGAAGCCCTGAAGGCCGGACTGGTGGACGAGATCTACGACGTGGACGAGACCGTGCCCGAAGGCAGCACCTACGAGGATGTTTACCGGATATTCATTAACCGGCTGGAACGCACATGCCGACAGCCACAACCCAATAAGGACATGAAACTTGAAGAACTGAAGAAAATTCCCCGATTCGCCAACTGCGCCGACGAGGCGGCCGCACTGGACGAAGTGAGAGAGACCGCCGCCCGCGCCGACAAGGCCGACGGGCTGGAGACTGAGAACAAGGCCCTGCGCGAACGCGTGGAGCAGGTGGAGAACGAACGCGTGGAGGAGACGGTGGAGAACGCCGTGGCCGAAGGACGCATCAACGCCAGCCAGAAGGACACCTACAGGAACCTTCTGAAGGCGGACTACAAGAATGGCTTGGCCGCAATCAAGGCGTTGCGCCCCAAGCGTATGCTGAAGGACGAACTGAACGGCACCGACCCCGTGGCCGACTCCGCGTGGGAGAAGCGCCAGCAGGAGATCCGTAACCGTTACATGAACAGAAAGGGCTGAGCCATGAAGACGATTCCTCCGAAAGGTGTGCGCATCGGCAGTTCGGTGGCCTCCGGCAAGAACACGGGCGTCCAGATCAGAGGACGTCAGGTGGTAAGAATGTAAGTAACAAACTCTAAAAAACATATTTGGCAATGGCTTTTATTGTAAACAATTCCAATTACAGCGGTGAGGTTCTTGAAAGTTTGCTCACCCTGGCATCCACCGGTAACGAAATCGTCTCCAAGGGACTGATTTGCATCATTCCGGGTATCAGCAAGGCAGTGTCCATCCCCCGCGTGAAAACGACCAAGATGCTGCGCAAACGTGAGAAGAACCCCCAGGTGACCAACAGCAGCGGCAACTTCGACTACAGCGAGAAGAAGCTGGAGCCGCATGACCTGATGGCGTTCACCGTATTCGACCCCTCCGCCTTCGAGACTCTGTGGCGTCCCTTCCAGCCGAAGGGCCAGATGGTGTTCCGCGAGCTCCCCGTCAACGTGCAGAATACGATGCTCGACGCGCTCTCCAAGCAGGTGACCTTCGAACTGGGCGACCTGTACGTGAACGGCGAGTACGACGAGAGTGACGGCACGAAGCTGATGAACGGTATCCTCACCCAGGCGCTGAAGGACG